GTGGCGTTCTAGCAATTTACTCTTGTTGGGCAAGCGCGTCTAAAGTCTGTTGACTGGGCGAGACATACATTTGCCCTGGATATAACTGAGGCGTTTGCCGCAAGTAAAGTTGCTCTGCAGCCTGTAGGCCAGTCTCAAGATAAGGTCTTAGTGTGGGGTCTATAGCAGAAGTCCCGCCACCACCACCGCGCAACTCAGGAAGGTTACTGATAAGCGGGGAAACAGTAGGAGCTTGCGCTAACTGCGGGATGTTAGATAAGAAATTCGTTGTCGCTGTGGATAGTGGGGTTCCAGCAGTAACGGGTGGCGTTACCATTGCCGTTCCAGGGGAAGTTACGGGGGCAGTAACTGGGGCTGTACCAGGGGTAGTTACAGGGGCGGTAACGGGGGCTGTAGGCGTGGTTGGTACTGTAGGAATGGGAGGTGGTGGAGGTGGGGGTGCTACGGGTTCTGGAGAAGCAATAATAGGTTGCTCGGGTGCTTGCCCACCAGCGTAGGATGCCTCAATAGTAGGAACGGCTTGTTGCTCAAACCAAAGCTGACCCGCAAGCTGAACAGCCGCAGGATCACGCGCCATTACAGCAGCCTCTAACTGATCTGCCTCTAACCGCCTCTGGGCTTGATATTCTCTAGCCTGTGCTACTAAAGCGTCTTGTTCTGCCGAGCTAATTAAACCAGCATTTTTAGCGTTTGCGGCCTCGTTGATTATCCGATTAACTTCCATCGAGGTCTGTGCAGTAAAAAGACCCTTGGCATTTGCGGCTCGCGCCCGCATAGTTCCGTCAGACGCGGGCAAGCCATCATCTATGTCATAGTTATCCCGATAGAAAGCCGCGTTAGCTAGTTCTTGTTCAATAGCCATAATTTATCCCACTAGAATATAAGCGTAAGTTTTGTCTGCGGTGTCATTAGAAAAATGAGATATGACCGCACTACCCTTGATTTGCGATGACACATAAATGTTGCTGTATGCATAAGGCGCAATGTACTGAACTGTCACAAATGCTGTAGGTGTTTCTGGTATTGCAGGAGTTACACCAGCAGACGCAGTAACAGCCGCAAAATGCTCAAACGACACGCCTATGTCTGATGGCCTCCACGCTAACTGGATGTAATCGTTTGCCGCAAGATCAAAAAACACCATCGTAGCCGCAATAAGCTGAGAGTCTGCACCAGTAGACTTTCGCGCCTTTATCCCAAATTTGGAATTAGACTTATCTATGTTTGTGCCGTTCTTCTTAAACCAAATGTCCACGCTTTGAGTGTCGTTTGTATCGTTGACCACTTGGATTGAAAACTGAATCGCATACTTTCCAGCATTGCGAAAGTTAATCCTGTCCCCATTACTAAGATAAACGCCATTGCTTAAGTCTGTTGTATCCAGACCAAGTACGTTTTCATCGCTTGTAGTAGTAGCGGCCTGATCGTTGTAATCTGAAAACTGAGCGAATGGCGCAGAATCGCCTTCCGCAACATCAGAAAACGGTACTAAGACTATTTTTGTATCTACAGAAATACGCTCATCGTACAGGGTCGTAGATGTCGCATTACCAGTCTCTAGCGTAATCGTGCCAGTATTGTTGGTCTTACCGTCCATGACCCCGTTGAGGATCTCTGCAATCGCACGAGAATCGCCACCAAACGGAGGTAGCCTACGAAACATTAACGCATCCCCGCAGGTTGTATTTCTATCTCAACACCAATGGCTGTTGTCCAGTTTCCAGACGGTATTACCCGAACCCTATGATACCTACCTAATGACCGTAAGCCAACCCTATTTTCACTATCTGCCGCAACCGCAGTATTAAAACTGACCGCTTGAGATAGCTTGTTTCGGCTGGCTACCGCGATACTTGCCTGTCCACCATCCACAATGGGCTTGCCAAGCGTCACCATAGAAAAGTTACCGTCTGTCTGTATATCGCCTGTGGTAATCCTAGCCTCTTTGCTAGGCCCACCAAAACGGATAATCTTCGCGCCACTCGTACCCGCAAACACAAACTTACCGCCTAACCATCCCCTGTCATCCAAAGAGATTTGTAAGTCATCCAGGCTTGCAGAATAGGTGTCTAACTGTTCTAAAGTCACACCAGGCGAGGCAATGTCAGAGACATGGTTAATGGTTGTATCCACAAAAGACCATCTCTGCGTAACCCAATGGAAGATTAAAAGCCTATATGTGTTCTCTAAACTGGGATAACCCCACACCACAAGGCTTCTAAAGGGGTCTATAGCCGCAGACATTTGGCCTATGTTGGACTCGTCCATCGTGTCCCAAAAGAATCGGTTTACCTTCTCCGCACCAATGGGCTGCACTTGTTGTCCATCGCAACTGTAAAACCCGTCATCCGACAAGAAGTAGGTAATGCCGCGCCATTGCACTACGCTGTTTGGCTCATAACACCCTAGATTCCTAGTGATGTTGTCAAACTGGAATATAAGTGGGGTTCCTACATAGGACATCCGCACAATAGACTTTTCCAACAGGACTAGGCCAAACTCACCGCCTGTAATACCTTGCACCGCACCACCGTCAGGAATCTCTTGCACATCCGACTGGGTAATAGCAGATGCCGCCCAAGTCTCTGGGTTGTTTAGCCCAGACCACCTTACTTCGCTGACAGAGGTGTTTGTATTCCCGACTACAACAAAGTCCCGAACAACTGTTAAGAGCTTTGCGGTAGGCGCAGACGCATCCAAATCAGCAAAAGAGATGGTGGACGACAGATCGGCATACTGAAGCGTGTTCTGCCCGTTTGCCGCAATAAGGTAGTCACCAAACTGCGTAAACCTCCAGCGCGAGGAGGTCGAGTAAGTTGTGCCAGAAACATCGTCTAAATCGTTTGTGGTAGCACTCAGCAAAAAGAGCTTGGTTGCCCCGCCCGCGATAACCTTTGTGTTCCCAGATGTGTCTTTAACAGCAACCAGACTGTTTAGATCTTCAGCCGCAGCGTTAGACAAATCCTCTTCTTCTGGAAACGCCCCATACCCAACCGCTTTAGGAAAGACATTCTTAGCATTACTAAGCGCACCTATTACCCCAGGCTGGTCTGGTAGCCACTCCGTAAAGTCTACTTTTGTTATTGCCATGTATTTTGTCCCGCCTGAACGATTGTCCAAGTATTAGACCCCGCAGTTACGGGTGTCCAAGTGTTTGCGTCCTCTGTAACTGGAGACCAAGTATTTGCCTCTACAGCCGCAGCAGTCCAGGTGTTTGCCTCATCTGGAACAAGCGACCACTCTTCACCAAATTTGTAAAGTGTCGCAGTAAGCGTTCCTCTGCCTACAAAAATACCCTGCCCTAACCTTGTAAGCCCTGGCGTTACACTTAACTCGCCAACACCCACAATGTGCGCTTGAGCCTCTGCTACTAATCCAGCTAAAGCCTGTAAAGAGCCTACGCCAATAATTTGACCCGCAGCCAAGCGTTGCCGCAGTCCGTCTACAGATAATGCGCCCGTTCCAGTTATCGCCCCAGAAGCGGTTCTCTCTCTGTAGGCATCGCTTATAAGCGTTCCTGTGGCTGTTATCGCGGCCTCTACGCCAATTGTCCTAGTTGCACTAGCAGCAAGGTTACCAACGCCTAGAATCGCGCCAGCAACCTCTATAGAGCGAATGGCATCCGCAGTAAGCGTTCCAGTACCAGTAATAAACGCTTCTATCTCTATGGGCAGTCTGTAATCCGCACTTGCGGACAGATCGCCCGTTCCTACAATTGACCCCTGGGACAGCTTTATACAGGCTGTGTTCCAAATGGCTGAATCTAGCGAAAAGTTAAGGGAGTCTAAGTTACCAAACTGATCTAAACCCTCTAGCGTAAATGGCCCGCAAACCCCTTCTACAGTCCAGTTGTTATCTAGGCTAAATGGGAGGTCATCTAGCGACCCAAACTGGTCTAATTGCTCCAGCGTAAGGAACATTAGTCAAGGCTTGCAGTAAGACTACCAGAACTGATTTTAAGCACATCGCCCGTTTCTATAGCCCGCGATGTCGTTAAAGGCGTATGCATAAGAAGGTTGCCAGAGGTCACCGCATCCAACAGGCCAATGTGGGAAATGGTTCCCCAAGAATCTGTAGCCTGTGGGAAGGTTACATCCGCAGAGGACGTAACAATGCCACCAGAGGCAGTCGTTACAGATAAGATCTGCCGAGCATAAGCACCGCCCGTACACTCTGCGCCTGAGTTGTCATCACCAGGATCAGAGGTGTAAAGACCGACAAAGACCGTGGTGGGCGAGGTGTAGCTTGTGCCACGCAAAACATGGTCTAGGAGTTTGTTTTCTAAGTAGTCAGATAGTTCAGCCATAGTTACCTCGATGTGACGGACATAGTAAGTGGAACCCCTGCGTATTCTGAGGAGTTATCGGATTCTGCAAGACTCTGAACCGCATTGGCATACATCTGCGTCCACACAGCCATCCTTGCATCATTCATAAGATAAGGCTCTGCCTCCAGCAAGGCTCCATATAAAAGCGCATCTGGGCAGATTGCCATAAACTCGTTGCTTGTGTTGCTGTCAGACAAAGCCTCTGGCCTTGCGTAGTAAAGCATGACCAGCGTGTAGTTTGTGTCTGGAATCGGGGCTAACTCAAGCTCTGACCCCTTCTGCGTGTAGAAGTTTGGTAGACCAGACTCGGCTGCACGAGCATCGCGGGTAAAAGCAGAGGGTGATAAATAGGAGAGACTTCTTCGTGGGTTTTGGTCAATATAGATGTCACGAATTGCCAAAAAGTCAGAAGGGAGACCAACCGTATTGTCTCCCCCCGTTGTGCTGCTGGTTACAGTCTTTAGCATCTGTCGTAACCGCAACTGTCTGGCAAGACGAATCTCAGCCAGAGATATAAAGTCTGGAATGACGCTAGTTAGATCGCTTCTTGCGAGATAGTTTGCGACCGTTGTTTTTAGGTCGCTGTAGTTGGTCAGAGCCATCTTTTATGTCACTCCAAGAATAAGTGTATTGGCCTATATGCCCGATCTCATTACTAAGACCGTGATCGACCCAAGTTTCAAATCCAGCGTCATGTGCCGCAATACAGAAGTGC